AACAACGGCTGGGGCAATAACGGCAACGGCGGCGGATATGCAGCCACAGCAGCTACTCAGGCAGACATTCAGAGAGGATTTGATAACTCCGCAGTAATCAGCAAGCTTGACGGAATCAATAACGGCCTCTGTGATGGATTCTATGCAGTGAACAACGGTATGCTTACCGGATTCAACGGCATCAATACGAATATTATGCAGACCGGCTTTGGAATCCAGCAGGCAATCAATGCTGATACTATAGCCAATATGCAGAATACAAACGCGCTCCAGGCACAGCTTGCAAACTGCTGCTGTGAAACCAGAGAAGCAATCCAGGGCGTGAACTACAACATGGCGCAGAACACCTGTGCATTGCAGAACACAATGAACAGTAACACAAGAGACATTATTGACAGTCAGAATGCAGGGACAAGAGCAATCCTTGATTACCTGTGCAACGAGAAGATATCCAATCTACAGGCCGAGAACAATGATCTCAGACGCGCCGCTTCTCAGGATCGCCAGAGCGCATTGCTTACAACTGCAATGGCTTCACAGACACAGCAGCTTATTAATGCAATCAATCCGGCACCGATTCCGGCTTACCAGGTACCGAATCCGAACACATACTACGGATGCGGATGTAACACCGGATGCAATTGCTGATAACTTCATACCGAGAGTATCTTTCGATTAAATTCGGATGTCGGCTTATGCCGTATTACACATAGGGGCAGGCCAAAAACCTGCCCTTTTGTGATATGAAAGGAGTATTTTTATGGCAGAATTTACAAATGTAGCTGCTCAGACTGTAGCAGTAAATGGAAACGTAGTATTTTCAAACACAGCAGTTAAAGGTTCTAACTGTATTCAGCACAGAGAGGGAAGCGGAATTATTACGCTGAGAGGACTGACTAATCAGTGCAAAGCGAGATTCTTCGTTGATTTTTCTGGCAATATCGCAATTCCAACAGGCGGTACTGTCGGAGCTATTTCTCTGGCTATTGCAATCTCTGGTGAGTCGGTTCTTTCTTCTCAAATGATTTCCACGCCGGCAGCAGTAGACCAGTACAACAATGTGTCCTCTGGCATCTATATTGATGTACCTCGTGGATGTTGCGTTAATATTGCAGTAGAGAACACAAGCGATCAGGCTATTTCCGTTGCGAACGCAAATATTGTCGTGACTAGAGAAGCGTAGGAGGTGTGATTATGAGAGATATTAAAGACTTATGCGCAAGAATCGAAGATGAACTGTCCAAAATTGCTGACAGTGGACTGACCACTGGAAATCTGGAAATGACATATAAGTTGATTGATATGTACAAAGATATCAAGAATACACAGTACTGGGACAAAAAAGTAGAGTATTACAACACTGTCCTTGATGAGATGCGTGGTGGATACAATGACGATTACAGCGAACGTGGAAGAAAACGTGACAGTATGGGGAGATACAGCGCAAATGACGGCAGAATGATGCCAGATTACGACAGAGGTAGTTCTTATGGCAGACGCGGTGAACATTATGTAAGAGGGCATTACAGCCGTTCTGACGGGCGAGACGCTTATGACGACTACATGACGCAGAAGCAAAGCTATCGTTCCGGCAAGTCTGAAGACTGCAAGAGGAAGATGCTTGCCGCTCTGGAAGAACATCTGGACGAACTCATAACAGAAATGAGCGATATGTCTAAAGATGCGGAATGCCGGGAGGAACGCGATCTTGTCAAAAGATACGTTGAAAAACTGAGAAGTATGCTTTGACTCTTGCAAATGTGGGGACAACTTTTTAAAAAAAATGTGATACTATAATCTTGCAAGGAATGGTGAACCTTGTAGGGCCTGCTGATTAGAAGTTTTTACTTTCTTTTTCGTTTCATGTCCTCCTTTCTTTTCTTTGTGAATATGTCCTTAATAGAAACAGATTTGAGCGGAATCTGGAGGTTGGAAAGCGGATGCAATTTCCGGCATATTCATTGGTCAGTTTGACTGACTGGTAACACTTCCTTATGAATAAAACAACATCTCAGTGGAAGTCGGATAGTGGCAGGCATAACACGATAAATACCTTGCTAACCCGGGAATCCGGGTTATGGGAAAGCGGTAACGATTGGCGGTGTTACGGCGGACTGTAAATCCGTTCCCTCGTGGTAAACATTATAGGTTCAATTCCTATCTTTCCCATTACCTTGCCAGTGGTCTAACTGGCTTAATCCTTACCTGCGGCGGCAGGTCAACAAAAACGGCCAGGAGGATATATATGCAGAAACTTATTGACACATTAAAATCATTTGGAATTGAAATCCCGGAAGATAAACAGGCAGATGTTAAGAAAGCACTCTCCGAGCATTACAAGAATGCTAAAGAAGTAGCAAAAACTCTGTCGAAAGTCGAGGGTGAACGTGATGACTGGAAAGAACGTGCTGAGACAGCAGAAGAAACCTTAAAAGGCTTTGATGGTATCGACCCGGCGAACATTCAGACAGAGCTTGCTGGATGGAAGAAGAAGGCTGAGGACGCAGAGAAAGAATTCAATGCGAAGATCTATGACCGCGATTTCTCAGACGCACTTAAAACAGCACTTGATGATGTTAAATTTTCCAGTGAGGCTGCAAAAAGGTCAGTCATGGCAGACATCAAAGAAGCTGGATTAAAGCTGAAAAATGGTAAGATACTTGGACTGAATGACCTAATCGAGCAAATGAAACAGTCTGACGCATCTGCCTTTGTAGATGAATCTCAGCAACAGGCTCAGAAGAACCAGGCAAGATTTACCACTCATGTTGGACAGCAGCAGGCACCGGGAAGCATGACAAAGAAAGATATCGAAGCAATCAAAGACCCGTCCGAGAGACAGGCTGCAATTGCTCAGAATATCCAGTTATTCCAGTGATTTTTTTTAAACCGACTATGCATCAGAGCGTAGTCGCTAACCCAATACCTTAACAATTATGGGTAGAAAGGATTTTTTATGGCAGCAAAATCTAATCTTATTATGACAAATGATATCCAGGTAACGGCACGTGAGATTGACTTTGTTACCAGATTCGAAAGAAACTGGGAACACTTACGTGAAATCCTTGGTATCATGCGCCCAATCAAAAAGACACCCGGAGCGCTTCTTAAATCAAAATATGCAGAGGGTACATTACAGAACGGAAATGTTGGTGAGGGCGAGGAAATCCCTTACAGCAAATTCGTTGTAAAAGAAAAGCCCTATGCAGAAATGACTATCGAGAAATACGCAAAGGCTGTATCTATCGAAGCAATCAAGGATCACGGTTATGAGAACGCTGTTCAAATGACCGATGATGAATTCCTTTTCCAGCTTCAGACCAATGTTACTGAAAGATTTTATGATTATCTAAAAACAGGTACCCTCACATTTACAGAAACTACTTTCCAGATGTCTCTAGCAATGGCTAAAGGACGTGTTGAGAACAAATTCAAACAGATGCACAGAAATGTGACTGGCGTTGTTGGATTTGCCAATATTCTGGACGTATATGAATATATCGGCGCAGCTGATATCACTATTCAGAATCAGTTCGGCTTCCAGTATATGAAAGATTTCCTGGGATTCAACACAATCTTCTTGTTATCTGACAGTGAAATTCCGAGAGGAACAGTAATCGCTACACCTGTTGAAAATATCGTTCTGTACTATGTTGACCCGAACGAATCTGATTTTGCAAGAGCGGGTCTTGTATATACTGTATCCGGTGAAACAAATCTGATCGGATTCCATACACAGGGCAATTACCACACAGCAGTATCCGAAGCATTCGCAATCATGGGACTTACCCTCTTTGCAGAGTACATTGATGCTATTGCCGTAGGAACTATCAACACAACTCAGACGCTTGGAACTCTGACTGTAAATTCTGCGGCAGGAAGTAAGAGTGGAGACACAAAAGTGACTATTACTCCGAAAAAAGCAAGCGCAGGAAATGTGTACAAGTACAAAGTTGCATCATCTGAGACTACTGTAGATTATGGCCAGAATGTGAAGAACTGGACTGCGTGGGATGGAGAAGCTGACATTACCGCAGCAACAGGGCAGGTAATCACAGTGGTTGAATGCGACAGCACATATAAGGCACTGAGCGCCGGACACGCGACTGTAACAGCAAAATGATGATCAAGTAGGAGGTAACTGGCATGGCTTATGCAGATTATGAATTTTACACAACTTCATATTTCGGTTCAGTTGTGCCAGAAACCGAATTTCCACGATTAGCAGAAAGAGCCAGTGGTTTTGTGGACACAATGACATTTGACAGGTTGGTGGACGGACTGCCGACAAACGAACGCTCTCAGAAGCGTATCAAAAAGGCGGTCTGTTCATTGGCTGAATTAATGTATCAAATTGAGCTTGCTGAAAAGAATGCTACCAATGCCGCTGTGAGCGGTACGTCAGCCGCAATCGGGTCCGGTGGTAGCACGACAGGCATTGTAACCTCTGTATCTTCCGGCAGTGAATCCATTTCATACGCCACACCTCAACAGATCGGAGCGAGTGCGAAGGAGTGGAGTGCGGTATACAGTGCTGTTGGAGATACGCAGAAAACAAATGATTTGCTCCTTAAAACAGCTTTGCCGCTTCTGATTGGAGTAAGGATGGATGATGGGATACCAGTATTGTATGCAGGAGTGTAATTAGTATGAATAAAGTAATGTGCTTTTTAACTGGCGGGCATAAATTCAAAAGTCCTGCTGAATCAAAATGCAATGACAAAGAAAAGACTTGTACCATTACGGAAACTTGCTGTAAATGTGGAAAACAGTTTTCATTCACAGGTACATACAAACAGTTTGGTATTCCAGATGTGACAAGAAGTGGGAAAAATTCGTAGTTAAGTAGGAGGTATCTGAATAATGGAATTAAAACAGACAGTTGAAATGATGAACAGTGCAGATTACAAGGAACGCTTTAAGGCAGAGTATATGCAGGTGGTTATTCGATATAAGAAACTTGCGAATATGCTTGGAAAGTGGGACAAAGGGGAACTCCCATTTACTCCTACTTGTCCGAGAAGCACTTACAATATGCAGGTAAGAGCAATGGCGGATTATATTGCTGTTCTGGAAACAAGGGCAGTTATGGAAAAAGTTGATTTGGAGGTATCAGAGTAATGGAAGCATTATTTACAAATGTAACTCTGATTCTGGCAGTAATCAGTGTTCTGGCGTTTTGTGTGTCTGTGATTACACAGGTGATTAAAAATGTTGGGTTTCTGTCGAAAATTCCGACAGATGCCTTAGTGCTTGTACTGTCTGTAGGAATTACTGTAGCCGCTTTTGTAGCGTATATGCAGTATATCCACATGACAATCTTGTGGTATATGATTTTAGCAGCTATCATGGCTGGGTTTATTGTGGCGTTTATTTCCATGTTTGGATGGGAGAAAATTACGGAATTGTGGAAACGAACGTCCAAGATTGACGTGGATAAGCTGAAAAATAAATGATTAAGGAGAGGGTATCATGTACGAAAAAACGGTGACGATTTTTGATTATTACGAATCAGCCACGACTGGAGATGCGTACTGGTATCCTCATGTTTTATCCGGCGTTGACCTCATTACGGACAAAGGAGCAATCCTTAAAAAGTATGGCGCAGACGCAACTGACAACGCACAGTTACACATCCGTTATACCGTTCAGAACGGCGATATAACCATTACAGATAAAGGGGGCAAGATTCTTCCATGGGTGCCGCCTAAAGAGTGGAAAAGGCAGATTAACAACGCTCTGGAAGACACTATCACATTCTCAGATGAATCGTTCTTCTGGGAGGGTGAGTGGACTGGTGGAACGGTAACTGACAGTGATTATCGGAGCGGATTTTATCAATATATGAACCAGAACAAGGACAATGTCTTTAAAGTCACCAGTGTGGGCGGACCGTATACACTGATACCACATTTTGAAATATTAGGAAAGTAGGATGCAATATGGCGGATAAACCGATCGGCAAGGACGCAGAGGGATATGAGATTCTGACAGAAGCCATGAAAGCTCTGCTGAATCAGTATCCGGGGTTATATGAAAACGAAACAATCAAATATGAAGAACTTGGAACCGATAGCGGTATCTCGTTCTTTGCAGATACCGGAGCATTAATCTATTCAGAAAAAGAGGATGTATGCGGAACGATGCACCAGGTGTGCCAGTATCCATTTATCGTGGTATATCGCACAGCTTCCGAAAAGGAGCGCCAGAAGCTATCTGTTCAGAAGTTTCTGGACAACCTTGGCAAGTGGATTTGCCGGGAACCAGTCACAGTAGATGGCACTGAGACGCGCTTATCCGCTTTTCCAGAGCTTTCCAGAGGACGAGTGATAAAACGCATCATTCGCGATAATTCCTACGGAACAGAGCCGCAGGAGAACGGCGTACAGGACTGGTTGCTTCCAATCACAGTAAAATACGAATATGACTGGGAAAAATGGTGATTACACCACTTAAATATAACAACTAACCGGCTATCAATCGGAGATAGTCGCTAACCTACACAGCCTTTAAGAGTTATAGGCAGAAAGGACATTTCTATGGCAGTTACAGGCAAAATTGACCGTAAATACATGGCTCATTATATCGATGCAGGTTCTCTCTGTGGAGGACTGACGCCGAAATATGAGCGTCTTGGAAAAGATCTGGAAGAGTATAACGTAGAACTCAATCCGGATACTGAAACATCTAAAAACATTCTTGGAGAATCCACATTCAAGCATAACGGCTACGAAGTTTCTTCCGACGCTGATCCGTTTTATGCAGACACTACTTCTGATCTGTTTGCAGCATTGCAGAAGATTGTAGACGGACGTCTCAAAGACGATAACCTCAAAACAAAAGCAGTTGAGGTCCACCTTTGGACAGAAGCCACGGCAGGCAAGTATGAAGCATACCAGCAGGACTGCTACGTTGTACCGACTTCCTATGGCGGTGATACATCCGGCTATCAGATTCCGTTTACTGTGAACTACGTTGGTGAGCGTGTAAAAGGAAAATTTGATATCAGTTCCGGTACATTCACAGCTGACAGTGAATAAGCACATATACAAGGAGGACACGCCAAATGGCAAAAGTAATTAATACAAAAATTGATGATGGAATTCTCGTTTTTACATTCACAAATAACGAAGACGAAGTTTTTTCTTCTTTCAAACTGAACCCGACGGATATCAATGTAGCAGCACGCGCAGAAGAACTGACAGAATATTTTGAGCAGCTCAAAGATTCCATTCAGAAAGTCACTTCCGGTAAAGAGATGGCAGAACTGAATAAACAGATCGAGGATAAAATCAATTATTTACTTGGATATGAGGCATCCAAAGATCTGTTCAAGGAACCAATTACCGCAACAACTGTATTCGGTAATGGTCAGGTATTTGCTTATATTGTTCTGGATAAAATCGCAGGAGCAATCGCACCGGAAATCGAAAAGAGGAAAAAGAAAATGCAGACAGCAGTCAATAAGTATACGGAGAAGTATACAAAATGACCGCCTATGAGCTTCCCACCTCACTAAACATAAGTGGGGTGGATTTTTCTATTAGAACGGATTTTCGAGCAATCATTGATATTCTCATTGCGCAGAATGATCCAGAGTTAGACAAACAGGCAAAAGCAGTTGTTATGTTACAGATTCTGTTCGAGGATTGGCAAAGCATACCATCAGAACATCTTACAGAAGCTTGTCAGAAAGCTTGCGAATTTATTGACTGCGGTCAAGTTGATAATAGTCCGAATAAACCCAAACCCCGCTTAATGGACTGGGAACAGGACGGAGACATGATTGTTCCGGCTGTAAATAAGGTTGCCGGTAAAGAAATCAGAGCAGTGCCTTATATGCACTGGTGGACGTTTTTCGGGTACTTTATGGAATCTGGTGAATGCCTTTTTAATACAGTGGTTGGAATTCGTTCAAAAAAGGCAAAGGGAGAAAAACTCGATAAATGGGAAAAGAAATTCTATCAAGAAAATAAGAACATTATTGATATAAAAACACGTCTCAGCGAAGAAGAGCAAGCGTACAAGGATGCGCTGAATGAGATGTTGAACCTCAAATAGTTAGGAGGTGAATGTATGGCTGCTGATGGCTCAATTATCATTGATACTAGAATAGCATTTAAAGATTTAGCAAACTCGGTCAAAGAAATAAATGCAAATATTAATAGCATATTTCACGATGGATTTGAAAAACTAGAAGATTCGTTTCAATCTTTACAGCAAAAATCAGAAAAAGTCGAAAACTCTATGGACAAAATGGGGAATTCGGCAAAAAAAACAGGCACCACGGTTTCTAACTCATTTAATAAAATGGACATTTCCGGTGCAAGTAGAAAAGTAAATCTTTTAGGCCGTCAGTTTGAAGGATTGGGAACGATAGTAAAGCGAATTGGTTTTTTGGTTGGTTCTGCATTTGCTGTTGGCAAGCTAATTCAGTTTGGCAAAGAGTCTATAGAACTTGGTTCCGACCTCGCAGAAGTTCAGAACGTGGTTGATGTTACATTTACAACCATGTCTGACAAGGTAAACGAATTTGCAAAGAATGCTATGACCAGTGCCGGACTATCGGAGACTATGGCAAAGCGGTATGTTGGTACATTCGGGGCAATGTCAAAGTCGTTCGGATTCTCAGAAGCACAGGCTTATGACATGTCAACGGCTCTAACACAGCTAACCGGTGATGTGGCATCATTTTATAATATCAGTCAGGACCTGGCTTATATCAAACTGAAATCAGTGTTTACAGGCGAGACTGAGACGCTGAAAGATCTCGGCGTAGTAATGACCCAGTCGGCACTAGACCAGTACGCACTGGCGAACGGATATGGCAAAACCACATCCGCCATGACCGAGCAGGAGAAAGTAGCTCTCCGACTCAAATTTGTACAAGATCAGTTATCTGCGGCATCAGGCGACTTTATCCGCACATCTGATTCATGGGCGAATCAGGTCAGAGTTATGCAGTTGCAGTTACAATCTTTAAAAGCAACAATCGGACAAGGACTTATTAATCTTTTTTCGCCTGTATTAAAGGTTATCAATACATTGTTGGCTAAATTGGCAACTTTAGCCAATGCGTTTAAGTCTTTCACGGAATTAATTACTGGTAAAAAATCATCTGGAGCAACAGGATCTGCTAGTGCAGGAATTGCAGGAGCAAATATAGCGGAGACAGCGGAGGGATACGGAACGGCTGCTGATAATGCAGAAGATTTGGCAGATGCTACAAAAGAGACTGCGAAAGAAACAAAAAAAGCTCAAAAGGCTTCTAAGGATTATCTTTCAACTTTGGATGAAATTCATAAAGCCACATCAAACGACAGTGTATCATCATCTCCATCTGGTTCTGGCGGATCTAAAAATGGTCTTGATAGCATTCCAAAAGCCAACGTAGGAACAGTGGATTATGGAAAATTGGCAGATGGTGAAAATGCTCTTGATAAGATTAGTGAATCTGCAAAAAAACTAGCTGATTTATTAAAAAAAATATGGAAACCATTTCAAGACGCCTGGAAAAGTGAAGGGAAAAATACTGTTGATGCAGCTACATATTCTTTTTCAAGCCTTGGAAAACTCGCGAAGGACGTAGGTGGAAGTATTGCAAGTGTGTGGACTAACGGTACAGGAACCACTATTTTAAATACAATGCTCCAGATTGCACAAAATGTACTTATTACAATCGGAAATATTGCAAGCCGTTTGGACGATGCTTGGAAAAAAAATGAAGTTGGAACAACGATTATTCAGAATATAGCAAATGCATTACAGGCTATATTAACTTTTATCAACAATATTGCAAACGATACTGCAAGATGGGCACAGAATCTTAATTTTTACCCATTATTACAATCTATCAGTAATTTGACTGGAACGTTTGCTCCAATAATAAAAACTATAGGAGGTACGCTCGAGTGGCTTTACGCAAATATAATATTACCAGTTCTCCAATGGATTATTGAGACAGGTCTTCCCACAGTAATCAATGCTGTATCTGGATTGTTAGATTTTTTATCAAAACATCAAGGTATTGTAGAAACTTTTGGCGCTGTACTACTTGGTGCTTTTGCTGCTTCGAAAATAGTTGGGTTGGCAATAACAATAGTTGGAGCAGTAAGTAAAATTATCGGAATTGGGAAAAACGTAATTACATTAATCACTGGTGCCGGCGGAATTATGAGTGGAATAAAAACTCTTGTGGCAACCCTTGGGCCTGGAGGAATATTCGCAATTGCTATTTCTGCGGCTATTGCAGTCGGAGTATTGCTTTATAAAAACTGGGACAAAATTTGTGATACGGCAACAAAGTTAAAAGATTGGGTTGTAGAAAAAACTAGAGGTTTAGTTAGGGATGCTTCCAATTTACTTGCGAATTTAAGGACAAAAATATCAAATATTTGGGAATTTGTTAAAACTAAAACTCAAAATATTTGGAGTAGTGTTACAACTTTTGTGAGCACAAAAGTAGAAGCTATCCATAATGCAATTGTAGATAAATTTACAGCTGCAAAGAACAAGGTTGTTGAAACTTTTGAGGGGATAAAGACAACCATTCGAGATATTTTAAATAAGGTGATTGGAATTGCAAACAGCGCTATTGGAACTGTAAACAGCGCAATCGGCGGCATTGAATCAGCATTTACATTTGGACCGTGGAAGGTTCCAACTCCGTTTGGATCAAGGACAATTGGATTTACGGCTAATTTCCCAAGAGTTCCTACAATTCCATATCTTGCAAAAGGTGCCGTTATCCCGCCAAGATCAGAGTTCCTTGCAGTGCTTGGAGATCAGAAGAACGGGCGCAACCTGGAAGCACCAGAAGACCTGTTAAGACAGATCGTGAGAGAGGAAACTGGCGGAAATCAGAGTAGTGGAGGAAATTACAGATTTACCGCTCAATTGAACCGTAGAACGATATTCGATGAAATGATTGACGAAGCAAAGTTAAGACGTGACGCAAGCGGTACGAATCCGTTTGAGCTGGCATAGGGGGTGAGAACGTGGCATTTTCGATAAGTAAATCAATAACTGATAGATATAAGATAAATGGGCTTCTCATTCCTCAGCCAGATGAGGATATGCAGTGTAACTTTGAGACCACCTATTCGGAAGGAAGCAACCGCACACAGTATGGAAGAGCAATAATAGTACCACTTTATACAGTTATGCAATATAGCTATAAAGCCACAAATGTTCGCGTTGATGAGAAATCAGCTAATCTCGTAAATGCAATCATTAAAGGAGAGCCGTTTATGTTGTATCACTGGTTAGCACACAAAAACGAATGGCGTTCAGAACAGTTTTATGTTGGGAAAATGCACTATAATATAGCTCAAGTAGGAGAATATTATTCTGAAATATCATTCAATATGCAGGGGGTGAATCCACTTGATTAATGCATCTAAAGCATTTAAAAATGCACTTGCAGAAGGCAAAATACTATATGAAATAGTGGATATCACCTTTGCTGATGGAAGAAAAAAAGCCTTAGACAGTGAAATCCTGGTAGGTGGAGGAACCTTCACGGACTGCGCCGAAAGCAGCAGCTTTCCGATTGGAGCTACAATATGTAAGTCCATGACTCTGAGTCTGGATAACACAGAGGACCAGTGGAAGGATTACTACTTTTACAAAGCAAAATTAACCGCCTACCTCAAAATGCAAGTAACTGATAGCGTTGTGGAAACCATAAAAAAAGGAACCTACACCATTACAACTCCTGAACAGTACGGTGAAGTCCTTGAATTCACAGCCTTGGATGATATGTACAAAGCTAATGCATCTTATACAAGCAACCTGGTTCTTCCACAGTCGGCTTTTACATTGCTCCGGGACACTTGCGAAACTATTGGAATCTCCATGGGCTTTTCATCCATGGAGCACGGAGACGTGGTAATTAACAGTATTCCAGACGGAATTACCTTCCGGCAGCTGATTGGCTGGGTAGCTATGTTAGATTCGGCTAATGCAAGGGTGGATGTAAATGGTAATTTACAGTTAATTAAATGGGATTTCGATTCTGTATCAGTAGATTACGGAGCAACAGTTGGGGCCGATGGATATCTTATGTTTGGAGGAGGATCAATCGCAGATTCCGATGGATTTATTTCCCCAAATGTCGGAAACTGGTACTTAGATAGTGATGGATATCTCACATTAAAAGAAGGAGTTGGAAATCCTACCAGGTTGAGAGATTATCTTTCTTCGCCGACTCTCTCAAGTGATGATATCGTAATAACCGGAATCAAGGTAAAAAATACGGAATCAGATGCCATGTATGGAAAAGATGGGTACGTCCTGGAATTGGAGAATAATTTGCTTAGCAATGCCGATCTTGAAACTGTAGCTGGTTGGATTGGAGATAATCTAATCGGGAAATCATTCCGGAGCATGGAAGGAAGTCTGATTTACAACCCGTTAACAGAATTTGGGGATATGGCTTTTACTTACGATAGAAAAGAAAATAAGTATATAACGCCAATTACTGATGTATCAAGCAGGCTGAACGGAACAACAGATGTAAAAACAAAAGCCGAAAATCCAATAAGAGGGAGCAGCAAGTTTTTATCATCTGCTGATAAAACATTAATAGCCGCTAAAAAAATCATTGAAAACGAAAAAACAGCCAGGGAACAAGCTGTTAAAAAACTTGAAAATGCGCTGGCTAATTCAGAGGGACTTTTTGAAACTCTTGAGGTGCTTGAAGATGAAAGCGTTATTACTTATTTGCACGATAAACCATTACTGGAAGAATCAAAAGTTGTGATAAAGCTAACCAGTAATGCTATAGGGGTTTCCAATGATGGCGGTGAAACTTATCCATACGGATTTGTTGTTGACGGAACATTAATAACAAGACTTTTGTATGCAGAAGGGATAAATGCGGACTACATAGATTCCGGTGCTTTAACTGTAAGGGATTCTGATGGAAATATTATATTCCAGGCAGATATGAATACAAAAAAAGTATATCTCGATGGATCCGTGCAGATAGGCGGTGGAAAAACTATCAATAATATCGAGCAAACAGCTGAAAATGCAATGAAAGCAGCTGCACTTGCTAAGAACATGACATTACAATTAAGCAATGAATATCAGGGAATATCTGTTGATTCTGACGGGAATTATGGGACATTTCCAAACGGTGTGACTACACAGGCAGTTGTGATGTACGGAACACAGGATATTACAACTGATTGTAGTTATGCGATATCAAAATCTGATGGAGTGGATGGAACATGGGATATCTCAACAAAAACATATACTGTAACTGGATTAAATACAGATAATGGATGGATAGATATAAAAGCCACTTATTTAGAAACCTTATCCGTTAGCAAAAGATTTTCTATATCAAAGCAATATGCCGGGGAAAAAGGTGACCAGGGCGTACCTGGTAGAACGTATTTTATTGAAATGTCATCGGGTATTTTAAAACGTGGACAGGATAATAAAGTATCACCAAACAGTATAACTGCAAAAGCATATTACAGAGATGGGGATAAGGCAGAAAGAAAAGAGTATAAAGGTAGATGGAAAGTTCAAACATCAACTGACGGATCTACTTATAGTGATGTTTTAGCAAGTATTGTGGATGAATCAGAAAAATCTTATACAGTTGGATCATTGGACAGAAGTGTTATATATATAAGATTTATGTTGTATGAAGCTGGAGGAAACAGCAATCAGCTCGATATACAAACTATTCCAATATTGATTGATGTTGATGCGCTTACACATGAGGAAATTTTAAATCTTTTAACAAATGATGGTGCGATTAAAGGAATTTATAAAGAGGGAAATCAATTATACATATCCTTTACTTATGCAAAAGGCGGAACGTTGAAGCTTGGCGGTCCGAACAATGGATATGGAACATTTGAAGTATATGATGCGGACGGAAATGTTATTTGTAAAATAAATAACACAGATGGTTTTAAAAATATAAAAGGAAGCGAATGGGCGCAAATAAAGGAATCTATATTCAGCGCAGGATATGGAAGTCTTACAGACGGAGTACTCGATTTATCAGCTCAATATGATGATGGCAGACATGTGGTATTATCTGCTATATCAGGAGATTTGATCTTTAAAATAAGTCGATATTTTAGAATAGAGGGGTTAAAAGCAGTCACAAGTGGAAATTCAATGCTTTATAATTCTTCAAGTTATTATGCGGGATATTCCTCCGCTTCCTCTAAACGTTACAAAGTGCTTGGCAAAACTGTAAGAGAAGACGAATTGGAAGACCTCTACAGAATCAAAGTAATCTGGGCGAAGTACAAAGATGGATATCTTATGGAGCAAGATGAACGGTGTGGAAAAGAAATGCCAATGTTTATTGCTGAGGATATTGACCGAAGATTTCCGATTGCCGTTGACCATGACGAAAAAGGCAAGGCTGAAAATTGGAACTATCGTATTATGATTCCTTGTATGTTTGCAATGCTGAAAAATGAGCATGAGAAAGTCAAAGAATTGCAATCCGAATTAGAATCGATCAAAACGGAACTGACTGAATTAAAAGAGTTTATTAATCAATACATAGTAAAAAAGGAGGTATAAAAAATGTCTGACAACAAACCTATCACGCGAGAAGAAATGTATCTTGCAAAGTTAACTGGAGATTATACAGGGGAGGTGCCAAAGCCAATAACCAGGAAAGAAAGATATCTGTATAAACTTTGTATTGATGGAATCGGAACCAGTAAAGAAGCTATCGCAGAAGCGGTACAGACGTACCTGTCCGATAAGGGCGTTGGATTTAACATGGATGCAGATGGCTACGTGAGTTTGAAAACAACGGAGGTAAGCAATAATGGCTGATACATTTAAAGGGATAATTACAGCAGATGGAAAGAAACGGCAGCTACCTTACGGTGCGGTGCTGGAAACTCCGATTTCCGACACAACGTTATCTGAAGAGGGCGGCTTTGCGGATGCCAAAGCGGTAGGGGATAAATTTGCAAAAGTAGACAGTGAGACTGCTTCGCTAAAGGAAGATATAGAGTATTTTCAAGATGATGTTACCAAAGCATTTAACGCAACGGAAAATCTATATAACCCACATTCATTTACAAATAAAAAGGGTATAGCATTAACTATTGCTGATGGTACAGAGTACGCAGATTCTACAACAGTAAATGCAATTACAACTGGATATTTTGACACGCATGAGGGTGATGTATGGAGATTTTATAGATGGAATACAGCCAAGGACAATATTTTTGGTATGGAAATAATGGTGCATTGGTTTAATGAAAATGAAGAGTATATAAGTGGTGCAATTATAACTGGCGAAGCAACAGCACCTACAAATGCTAGACATTTACGTTTTACAGAAAAGTTCACATTACTATACCCATCGCTAGATGTTATGGTTACTAAAAATTATTCGTTTGATGTAAATGGTTATGTCCCATATGGTATTACGCAGTTAAAAGAAACATTCTTGCCAAAAGAAAAAGTATACGAACAACTTCAAAAAAATGGTACGCTTCATAGTGGTGAATCGTGGGTATTGGAAAATAATAATATCATGGCAAGAAAGGTGTTTGTTTTAAGTGGAATTGTAAACTCATTTTCAACACTTGAAATGGGGCATGGTACTAAAACAAATTCTCCGTCAAGTTGGGTGGTTGTGGATAATGAAAATATTACAGTATACTCAACACCTACCAACAAAGTAACACTTGCACACGGATTAATTATTAAAAACACAATTCAGATTATAATTGAAGTGGGCGCAAACTATAAGGCAAAAATTACATTATTATCTAATGGAGAAAAATACAATACAGAGCAAGATTGGGACGGAAACATTGGAAATATTTTTGTAAATAGTATTAACACAGAATTAGTAAATTGTACAGTATCTTGGACTTGCAAAAATTATTCTTCACCAATATGGGCATATGGAGATAGCTATTTCGGCATGACAAATAAGGCACGATGGATTGCTCACTTGTTAAGCAATGGTTACGGCTCAGATATGCTCATTGATGGTTACCCTGGAAGAGGTTCTGATGATGCGTATAATTCATTACAGGCTTCATTAAAACATGGCAAACCAAAATATATATTATGGGCTATGGGTATGAATAACCCTGATAATGATTCGTCTGTTAATGAAAACTGGAATAATAGATTTAATGATGTAAAGAATGTGTGTAAAGAAAATGATATAACACTTATCGGGTGTACAATTCCGAATACACCAACACAGTTTAATAGCTACAAAAATAACGTTGTTAGAAATGCAGGAATTAAATATATAGATTTCGCAAAATCAGTGGGTGCTGAACACAAGGGAGATTCGTGGTATGACGGTATGCTGTCGAGTGATAATGTACACCCTACGGAAAAAGGTGCTATGACATTATATTTACAAGCGCTAGCAGATTTTCCAGAATTGGCGAACACTTAACTAAAGGAAGCTTTAGTTAAGCATTGTGCTCCTTGATTTTGAGGGGCGCACCAAATATGAAAGGAATGATACAATGAGCAAATTACAGGAATTTTTAAACCTTGGTGATTATTACGCATCCAACGGCGGGTATCTTGAAAAGAAAAGTAATGCCTATCTGGATGATTTCAAAAAGAATGCCGGATATAACAATTATACTAAATTTGCCCGTGATGTAAACTCATGGGGACAACCAGGATGCCAGGGGCAGCCATGGTGTGCGGAATACCAGTTTTGGAAGCTGGTAAAAGTAATTGGAATCACAAATGCCATCAAAATCATGGGTGGTGGTTTTTACAATTGCGTATCCATCACTAACTGGGCTAAGAAAAAAGGTACTTGGCATAATACTCCAAAGGTAGGTGCGCTTGTAATCTTCCGCAATGGTTCCCACGTTGGAAGTGTGCAGAGTTTTAATAGTTCGAGAATCTATACAAACGAAGGAAATACTTCTAGTGTAGCTGGTGTGGTGGCGAATGGTGGAGCAGTCCGAAATAAATCCTACTCCATCAACGATTCAGCAATAGACGGATATGTTTGGATTGACTGGGAATCCTACGAAGATACAGCCACATGGAAAAAGACTGGAACCAGAGTGTCAACCGTGAATGACTTGTATGTCCGTGAAACACCAAATGGTTATATCATGGGATCAATCAACAAAAATACTGTTGTTGAAATTGATGGAAAGACAAGCGGAAAGTGGACGCATGTTAAAGTTTCCGGTATCGGTATTGGATGGATCTGGACCGGATACCTGGCAAGGGAGGGTGGCTCCGCATCTGCTACTATTACAGAAAAACAGGATAGGACACAGGTGCTTTTCAAGGGGAATGTAACCGCCACTGTGCTTAATGTGCGTACCTGGGCTGGAACTGAGTACCCGAACATTAAAAAATACCCGAAGCTCAACCAGGGAAATGAAGTTGAAGTAATGAATTTTACCCAGAAAGATAAAAACGGTAGTAAGTGGTATTATGTCCGTATTGCTGGAAAATATTATGGCTTTGTATCTGCAAAATACATTAAGAAACAGTAAAAAAATATCCCGGGGTTAATTTCCCGGGACTTTCTTTTTATAATTACTGATAACATTAATGCTCCAGTTCGCCAGCACATAGAAGATATCATTAATTATTTTTCTGGATTTTCGGGAAAATGTCGAGCTGAAAACCAATCTCGTTGCCCTTTCCATAAGCTTTTTTGGTATCTTTTGAGTATGTAACCTTTTCAATTAAACTCTTAAGCATTTTATTCTTGGATTCCGTGTCAAGGCTCCAATAGTTATCAAGCAGTTCTTCACAACGCGGGATAAAATCCGACTGTTGTTTTATAATATTCTCGTCATGTTTGATTTCTTCTTTTAATTTTTCTATAGTGTCGGAGCATAACTGGATAGATGCGGATATTGTTTTGGCACGTTCAAGAAAAATCTCTGTGGTGTAGATACCCTGTTCGAGCAGATCATATTGTTTTGCTTTTTGGGCGTTTAAGCTTTCCAGCTCGTTTCCTTTTTCACGTATAAGATTCTGCTTAGAAATTATTGTTAAATCAATAGCCTCTGAAGATGTATTAATATCATTGTTTAACTTGTATTCCTCCACGATCTCTCTAATTCCATCAAGCACAGCCTTTTCAACCAGAGATAACTTGCTGCTTACTGTAGAGCAAGACGTATATGGACACATGAGAGTATCTTCTTGTCCGCGTTTTTGATAAGGGCGGCGAACCATAGCGCGACCGCATTTGCTGCAATAGACAATTCCAGCAAGTGGATTGCGGATTGAGTTTTTTATACTAATCGGACGAGGCGGGTTCTTTTTTCGTATTTCCTGGACAGAATTAAACAGATCATCTGATATAATGGCTGGATGCAGCCCATCACAAAGAATAATATCTTTCGAGCGCGGACGTGTCTTGACCACTTGACCATTCTGTATAGTCTTTACAGTTTTTCTCCCGTTCCACCGTATTTTTCCGATGTATACCGGATTTGTTAGAATTCCCTGTATGCTGGCAGGAGTCCAGTCACCGCCTAGTGCAGATTCTATCCCCATTTCATTTAATTTCCGCACAATCTTCGCGACTCCAATTTGTTCGCAGCCATCACCGGCATACCAGGTGTAGATCATTTTTACAATCTCAGACTGAGCCGGAATCGGTCGGAGGGTATAACCTTTTTCTTTTTCGAGTTTTACTCTTTCGTATCCGTAAGGTGGTTTGTTACCACAGTATTTCCCTTCTTTTATTGATGAGATCCTTCCGGCATTCAGACGGCGCTTGATGGTTTTGTATTCTCGGCGGCTCATGAATAGCCCAAACTCAAAATACTCTTCATCAAATTCGTTGTTCGGATCATATATTTTTGTGGGGGTAATAATTTTCGTGTCAGAATACTGGAAAGCCCTTGACACAATGCCTTGGTCAATAGTATCACCTCTGGCAAGTCGTTCAACTTCCACAACCAGAACTCCATCCCACATACCGGATTCTACTTCGCGGAGGAGTTGCTGCATGACAGGACGGTCGGCGATAGTTTCTCCAGATACCACTTCGCGGTAAATTGCACCCACAATGTACTCTTTTTTCTTTGCGAGATCTAACAGGATCCGCTGATGTCTGGCGAGTGTTTCACCCTCTCCATGTGCTTCAGCTTCCCGATCGGCTCTGGATTTTCTCAAATAGATACATACTGATTCATTCATTTTATCATTCTCCTTTTTTTACACTTGTATGGCAATCCCGGAGATGATATACTTAATGTGCAGGTAAGATTTTTCTCCGGAATTGTCTTATTTTTAAAAACCGGTCCTCGCTGGTAGCGAGAGCCGGTCTTTTTTAGCATTTATTCTATTTCATCAATATCAAGAGAATATCCAAGTACTTCTCCGACATCCGTACATTTTCCTTTCAATGTAACAGTGTCACCTTTTGACATAGATGCTATTTTAGCTTTCTGGTCGTCGTTTTTGATGTAACACTGAACTCCAATAATCTCAAAATCTCCATCAGCCATAAGATCAATATATTTTCCGGCTGCATCAATGTTTGTGAGTTTTCCGGTAATCTCAAGGTATTTACCTTTATATTTGTCAGACGCTCCCATAGCGTTATTATTAAGGGCATCCATCATGTCATTCACAGAAACAGTAGTGTACTCGATTGGTGTAGCTTCTTCTTTTTGTTTGGTAGCAGCTTCTTTCTTTTCTGTAGAAGTAGTGGCTGCTGTGTTTTTATCTGATCCCGAATCACTTTCGCCTGTGACAGCACCGATAACCACTCCTATGATAAGTATTAATACAACCCATTTTAATATTCCACTTTTTTGTTTCTTTCTACAATGTGGACATATTTTTGCATCTTTTGGAATGTCCATCTTGCAATGTTTGCACTTCTTGGTTTTTTCTTCGCTCATGCCTTATCTCCCTCCAATGACGTAGTTTTCATATTTTTCTCTTATTTTTGCAAGTTCTCTTTGCCTGATCGGGACGATCGCGCCAGATACCATCGTAAAAAAATGGCTTACTTCGCTTACCTCGTCCATATTAACTATATAGCTCTGGTGGCAGCGCAAAAATCTTCCGTCAAGACTCTTTTCGATATCATTGAGCTTTCCACGTTCCTTGTGTGATATTCCGCACGTGCAATGGATCATTATGTATTTGTTCTGGCTTTCGATGTATTCAATATGCCGGAATTCAGCTCTGTGAAAGTAATCCTTGTTCTTGATAGTAAGCGTTTTTTCACGGATATTTTCAAGAGTTTGCTCAACAACTGAATACATTCTTCCATGCTCAGATCCTTTAATGATATAATGAACCGGTAGCACATCAAGTGCATCAAATACATATTCTTTGTGTTTTGTCCAAAAAGTGATATTTCCATAGTATCCGATTTTTCTTAATCTTTTGGCAATCTCTA